CTCTTTTCTTTTTTTCGTAGTTCTTCAATTTTCTTTTGAGTAGACAATAACTTAAGTGTATCGATATTTTGAATTTTAGATTTAGAATCGACAATAGTTTGCTTTTTGCTGTCAATCTCTTTTGATTGCTCTTTGATTTTTTCAGTAAGCATAGAGATTTTTTGAGTTTTGCTTTTTTGTTCTGCACGAAGCTTGGCAATATCAACTAGTTCATTTGGAATAGCTGAAATTTGAGCATCCAGCATGGCAGCATTGTTTTTTAATGTATTTAAGTTATTTTTTAGTTTGTTACAAGCAGTAGTATTGTCTTTAACATTTTGACGATATTGCTCCAACTCAATGACTGCAGCGTCAATTTCATCATCATAGTTTTTGTTTTCGTGCTTTTTAAGCATTATTTTGGCTTCAACTGAATCTTCTTTTGCCATTCTAAACTTTTTCTCAAACACTTCTAGATCTAAGAACTTGGCGATAATTTCTTTACGCTTTGTAGAGCCCTCATCAATAAATGCTAAAGCGCCATGCTGAGACGCAAGAGACGAAACCATAAAGTCTTCTATTGAGCCAAAATGCTTGCGAATGTTTGCATCTGTTTCGTTGCGAGTTGTACCGTTAAGTGAAACAATCTCATCAGTAATAAGATCTCGCTTTTCAAAATTCAAATCGGTCTTAGCTTCTTGAGTCTCAACGCCTTTTAATCGTCTTGTATATTTTGTTGATTCTCGACTGATTGTGTATATCGCATTGTTGGCTTCAATTGTAAGTTTTCCGCGTCCACTATCTTTATTCTGGTTAATAACGTTGAGGTTCTTTCGTTCGTTTTTAGAAGTAGTATTAAACAAAGTATAAAGAGCAGCATCAATAATAGAACTTTTTCCACTGTAATTCTTTCCGAAAATACCAATAATACCATTAAGTCTATCAAAATTAACAGCATTCTTCTCTCCGTAATTAAACAAATTATCAAACTCAAAAGACTTAAGTTTCCAATTTACATTACGCGCTATTTCCTCTTTTTCCTCAATAATTTTATTGTACGCACGATTAAGGTCATAAACTTTTTCCATGGTCTCAGCCGGCGTCTGAAAGTCTTTAAGATACTCTGCGATAAGTTCCTCTTGGATCTTTGGATCTCGCAGGTTTTCTGTTTTCAATCCATCAGTAATATCTTCGACATTTCCACGCTCACCGCTAGCACGATTTAAAAACGAAATGCTTTCTGGTTTAAATCTGTGTTTTGCAATATCCATTGCTCTACGCATAACATCAAGCGGTAAGTTGTTATTGCTCACAAGGCGAAGTCTAGCGCCAGTAGGCACATCGATGTTTTTAGGCATTCGCCCCTTTAGTGTAAGGGGAATTGTAAAGAACGGCTTTGGATTCTTAAACACAATCGGCTCAATATCCCAATCATCCTTTGACTTAATATCCCAAATAAGAATACCCTTGTCGTTAGTCTCGCCATGGTTTTGTTGAACAGTAGAGCCCGCATACCATACGCGACCTTCTTCATCGAGAAATTGGCGACGGTGAATGTCTCCCAACATTGCAAAGTCGTGATCTTTGAAGATTGTAATTGTATCTTCTCCATTTACCATTGTCCAGCCAACATCAGTCTTACAGTTGCTGATTGAACCGTGATAAAGTGCGATATTAATTTTGTCTGGATTAGTTGGCTTGATCCATTGTTCACGATCGAATACCGAAAGCACATTCAAGCAAAACTTATCGTCCAAGTTCGTTTCGCCAGAATTTTTGAGCAAGTGCAATTGAGGCAAATCAAGCGCATCTACAATCGGTGTAAGCGCATCTTGGCGACTGCTGTTTTTTAAATTGCCATCATGATTGCCTAAAATAATATATGTGGGTGCAATCTCAGCTAAGCTGCGGAAGAAATCCGAACACATCTCAACAAACTCTGGTGAGATTTGTGTTTTGGTATGTGCGATGTCTCCGCAGTGGATAATATAATCCACTTCTTGTTCTCGTAATGTTTCGTATAGTTGCTCAAAAACAATCTTATACTCGTAATGATACTTCAGATTTTTGATATGAGTATCGCTTATATGTGCAAACTTCAAGTTCCCTCCAAACGTAGTTATGCCGTTATTGTTATAATATCCTATACAGGATCAGTTGTCAAGACTTTTTTTTATTGAAGGAGTGCTCCGATCGCCCCATAAAGCATCATTCCCATAACAAATGCGCTCATACCAAGAATGCCCAATATCTTAATAAGTTCTAAATCGCTTATGCCCTTTTTATAAAGATATCGTGAAAGTTTATTGAGCATTATAAATTATTTCATACCCGATACTGAATAAATTAATACACCCTGTTCCATAGATCCAGGAATTGATTCAGGATCAGCAGCTAAACCGCCTCTTTGAAATTGATGAGCATCCTCTCCTGTTTCCTGCCAAACCTGCACCTCGTCTCCTTTCGCCTTATTTATTCCTAAAAGCCGGCTTCGCCTGTTTTAGCGGGGGCGATGGACTGGGCGAGTTTAGTTAAAAATTGAGCATATAGGGCTGCCGAATTCGGATCTTTCTTGACCATATCGGCAACAATTCGTTGAATTTGCTTTTGTGCTTGCACGTCTTGAGCAACGGGACCCTTCATTCCTTTAACTTTATCAAAGGCTTTGCCCTTAATAGCGCCGCCCAGTCCTCTAAGAGCAGTGCCAATACCAAGTTCATCAATTTGCTGTGCCTCTTCAAAGCTCTGTTGCGGCGCTCTGCGGGCATCTGTGTTAGCTTGTCGCATACGATCTTGAGCAGCTGCGGCTTGGTCGCGAGATCGTGTTTTGGCTACTGCAGCGCGCTTTTGTCTTGCTCCAGCATCACCAAAAAGAGTAGGTAATTGCTTTTGTGCTTTCGTAAATTCTGAACCATATTTTTTGATATACGTATTATAAACGGCACTCACATCTTCGCGAGCATCAATGGCTTTCTGGCTAGCAGCGGAATATTCATCAAACTTCTGCACTATGCTTTTCAAATAATTGAATGCATCTGCGCGTTTGGGATTCTTTTCCATATAAGCTGCTGCAATTTTATTAGATGGCGTGCCTGAAGGCAAGTTGCTCTCTGCACTGAAGTTGAGCACCTCACTATTCCAATCACGGACAAAATCCGCCAAATCAATATTTCCAATTTGATAACCCTTAAGTCCCTCTAAGCGGGAGGGGTCGCCTTGTCCAGTCAGAAAGGGCATCAAAGGACCTTGCTGATTTTCATTCAGAATAGGCGAAGTGTGTTCTACCTTCTCATTCATAAAATAACGAGGATCAAATCTTCTTGTGTTTTTTCTTCTAGCCATTATGTTCTCCTTAGATAGCCGATAATAAATCTAACAATAAATAGTTGTCTCTGTCGATAAAGACTGCGTTTTGTTTTCTTTCCTTAAACACATCTTTTGGCATAGAGCCCACATCTTCATATCCACTCACATCTATCTTATATAATTCCACGTCATACTTCAACAAAGTCTTAATTACTTTTCGTTCTTTTTCTGCTGCATCAGGATCAAGTGCGATGTAGACTGGTGTGTCGTTGAAAACAATTTTTTTGATGAGCGAAGAGTCTGTGCGTAGCGTTGAGCCCAATATCGGTACAGAATTTCCTGCGTTAATTGCATCGAATACCCCCTCTACAAGAATCAGGTCTTTGTTCCAATCAACATACAATTCGTTAAACACGATGTTTTTGGAGGCACGTGGATTCTTGTACTTGTAAGTATCACCATTATAACTTCTTGCCACAAAATAACTAACATTTCCATCATCATTGAAAGAAGGTATGACAATTCTATTTCGATACTCTCCGCTAAAGCAATAGCCAATCTTCCATTTTAATATCTGCTGATCGGTAATACCACGTGATTTCAAATAGTTGCGTGCATATAAGCCAGTCTTTGGAATATTATGATGACAAAGACTTATGAACTCATCAGGGAGATCCACAACCTGTTCAAATCGTTCCACGTTTCTTTCACTAAAGAGATCATCAAATCTTTCCAGATCTTGCCTGCCGAATATTTCGTCCCATTTTTGTAGTTGAGTATAGGAACCATAAGACCTAATGAGGCGCCTAATATTACGACCACGATAATCGCAAACCCAACAATGAAACATATTTTTGACAACATTAACAGCCAGTTTGCGATTGTGGTGATTACATTTCGGGCATTTAAAATAATATTCATTTTTTGATGTCCTTTTGTAATCACCAAGAAAAGGCTTAAGTATTTTCAGCGCTGACAGGTGATTCTTCATAAAATTCCTTAAATCTAATATATCTGTCTATTGCTCTTCTTATTGTTGTTTGATGAACATTGAACTCTTTTGCAATTTTATAAATTGACTCACCGTTAGTATGTCTTAAATAAAATTCTTTTTCTTGTTCATCAGTAAATCTTTTATTTTTTTGGCTAATCTTTCTATTGTGCTTTTCTTCTAGTTTTTTACCAAACCAATAATTTCCTTTACCGGAATTTTTTTGACTTTGCATTTTTTTACTATTTGACGTATGTCTTCTATTTTTAAAAGGCGCTGATGGCTCACTTGAAATATTATAACCATTGGGCGCTAACGTGTCAAGATAAATAATAGTATTTTTCTCTTGCTCAAGCAATGTTTGTTGACTACATTTTAATATGATAGAATACTCAAATGCGTCAATGCCATACTTGTTATAAGCTCTTTGTAAATATATATTATGATGCTTATTTCTTTTTAGCAACGATCTGTGATGGCGCCACCTCCGAGAAATATCATTAGAACTGCCAACATAAATCTTATTATTTACACGATTATAGATTTTATAGATACCAGAAATTTTTTTATTGGTCATATATTAAATAGTCGCAGACCCATAAATTCATTCAGTATCTTCTTCGCTGCTTGCTTGTTCAATCGCCCACCCTGCTTTTGCTATAACAATTGCGTCTGCACGATCATACGATTCAGGTTTCGGATTTCCGTGCTTTGTGTATTCTATCTTGAAAGCGGGTTCGTTGTCAAGTAAATATTGTAAAACAACTTGTTTTGCTTTTTGTCCTCTCGGAACTTTAATGCCAGCGTGTTTACGTGCTGATGTGGAGCCAATGAACTTTGGCTCCATTTCAAACATTTCATAAAGAAGCCAAGAAACAATACCATTAAAACGTGTAAGCGTTGAAAGAGTCTTGGCAGATGACTTGCCACCCATAAACATATGAAGCGATTGCTCAATATAAATATGATTTATTTTGTTTGCATTTTCTTGATCTACTT